GCAGGCATATGGCGACACATAATTGCGACGACGGATGAACTGTCCAGCCCTCCCGAAAGAAGCGCACCTACTTTGCGGTCGCTCATAAGGCGTTTTACAACAGCTTCCTCGAATAGGGTGGCAATATTTTTACAAATATTTTCTTCTGTACCTTCAGTTATCGGATAATTGTATACTCTTTCGATAACCCCCGTTGCATTATCCTGCGATATAAATACATTTTCATAGTACCTATAATAATTAAAAAAAGGAGTATTTGCATTGTCAAATGTCGTGGTTTTAGAATACATAGCATAACAACCAGGTGGAAATTGTTTAGCATAGGGGCGATAACACTCACCTATTGCTTTTAATTCACTTGAAATAACTATACTATTACTATACGTATGATCATATCCTGAAATAAATAAGGAGCGTACGCCAACTGAGTCACGCGCAACATATGTTGTCGCTGTTTCGTAATCGTGTAAAACAAGGGCAAATACACCATCCAGGCGGCGGAGTGTTTCAGCAATACCGATTTTTTTATAGAGATGAATAATAATCTCGCAATCGGATTGACTTTTATATTCATTTTCAAGACCATATTCAGCGATAAGGGCACGAAAATTGTAGATTTCACCATTACAAATAAGACGGCAGTTTTTGATGAAAAAAGGTTGGTTACTTTCGGGTGTTTGACCGTTAATCGCAAGACGATGGAATCCCCACATAGACGCATACTCTTTCCCTGGTGGACAGTCATTTAGAAAAGAACTGTTGTCCGGACCGCGGTGTACCATAGCGCTGAAATCATTTTGAAATGATAATAAATCAGATAATTGCGGTTTTTGTTTTGGGTTTGGTGTCGGTGTTGGTGTTGGTGTCGGTGTTGGTGTCGGATGTTTTTCGGAGGTAGAATCGGTATTCTTGAAAAAACGCTGAATATAATAAATACCACACATTGTTTATTATTCGCGATTGTTATGCTAAAATGTAGGAATTTATAGGTGGGTATATTATATTATTTGTTGTCTTTAACTCGTTTTTAAAATAAAATATCGCAAAAAGAATACAATATCGCGAAGAATAAAAGTATAAATAGTATTAAATTATATTATAATATAATATAATAGCTATATAATAACCATATAATGTCATATGCCACATCTGCTTATACTAATAATAAAATGCACGGGGTAGCGGATAAATTGTTTATATGCCAAAATGAAAGAACCGACGCATTAAACAAAAGAATATCATCGCGAAATATACCATCCGCTCCGCTTCAGCCGTTTTATTACCAGGTTCCTGTTTCTACGAAATACGGATATATGCCTATTTTAGACCAAAGTAAACCGTCAAGTGTTGCTTTAAACAATTATCCTATATATAGCCCTCATACTACTTTTAATCCTGGTAATAATATGGCGCCTTGGTCTGGGTTTTCGAATAATGTAAATATAGAATCCACTCTTCGTAATCAATTTTTTGCATTACAAGACTGCGAACAGTCGCAATATGTTCCATCTTCATCTAGCGACCTTTATAAGAATTATATTCCGCCTAAACCGGTGAAACAGCCATATCCAGGATTATTCAGACGCGAGGTTTTTGACCACTATAATCCTAATATCAATAATTTAGGAAAACAACTATTTAATAATACTACACGCAATGACATTAAGGATGTTGTTCCTGAATGCGAGAAACATTTTTACAGTAAATAGATTTAGAAATGTGCGATTGTTATTTAGTCGTTAATACTATTATTCATTCGGGTTTAGAATAATATTATTTTATAATTTGTCATATTAATGGAAAGTAAAGATATTATACATAATAATGGTAACGCGATAAATATAGATAATACGCGTAATGCTATAAATAGTGGAAGTAACCAAAGTAATCAAAGTAACCAAAGTAACCAAAGTAATTCTATTAATTCTATTAATTCTATTAATTATCTTACATTAGAGATTATGGCAAATACAGAATCATATAATAAATATTTGAAAAAAAATAATCTCGACCACGACTCTGCATTAAAGAAGGAAAAACGATTTTACAGAAAGCGTATTATATCTATGACAAAAGATATTTTATTTAATAACCTGTGTTCTAATAATAGTAATAATAACTCGTCAAATTTAGATGAAGTGATTTTAAACGCGTTTAATACTTATGCCAAAGTATGCATTTCTTATTTTAAATTTAAAGATACTATGGATACAATTCAAGGAGAATATACAAATATGAATTTAGATGCTGGTTTAGATGCTGGTGCAGGTGTTGGCGCTGATGATGATATAACAGATATTAATGATGCCAATAAATTATTTATGAGACAAATGGAGAAAAAGGTACTCACGCTTGATAATTATGTTATAAAAACATCTCCACCTCAGGATGAAATGGTAATACCGAAAACTAAAGATTTTAACTTAAAAGACCCGAAATATAAAAAGAAAGATATAAAAAAGTTTTCGAAACAGAAATCAGGATTCAATAATTTGACTTTTGATGGTATAAATGTTATAATTAGCAAAAAAGATAAGAGTGATATTGAAATGTCTTTAGATACTGCATCAAATAATTAGTTTGTAATTTTGTGATTTTGTGATTTTGTAATTTTGTGATTTTGTGATTATTATTTAATTAATTTTTATTTTTAACTATGTATATATATATACGTATTTATTACGCGAGTTACATATATATATAAAATTATTTATAAATGAAGTCTAAAAAGATACAATCTATTTTAGAATTTGCTAAAAATGCAAGTTTTAATAGAGATAGTAGATATAGTAGAAATAGTAGAGATAGTAGAGACAATCGAGGCAATCGAGGTAAAGTAAATAAAAAAAATAAATACAGAAAAAATAAAACTCGGGTGAATAAAACTAGAACATCACTTTCTAGGTCTAATAAACCCGTATCTAGAAACCGTAAAACGAAAAAGAATTTGCATAAACACCGGGTTAGGCGTATGCGGATGCGTGTGGATGCGATAAATCCATCAAAACATATTCGAAAGAGTATTGCCGAAGATGAAGGCATACAGCGTCATCCTGATGGTTTTATAAAACTAAAATGTAGCCCTAAAATACAGGAAAACGATTTTACCTGTTATAGCAATGAATCATTAATGAAACTGAAATCTTTATGGAATGCTCGTCACCCGGACGTTGTTATCACTTCAAATGAACCAAGAGAAATATGGGAATCATTAAAGGGGCATTTAAAAAATGTCTGCAATAAAGAGTCGTGTTGGTTAAAGCAACACTTTGCATCTACTGGCGTAGACAAAGAAATGCTCAATTATACTTTCGCACCTAAAAGTCCCGATGACTGGAAAAAGAATCCAAATGAATGGCTCAATAGTATCGATATTGAAAATGTTATGAAGCAGTATGAGAGAGAATTCCCCTTTTTCGATTTTATAGGCGCTGCACCGATTGATTTCGATTCTCCAAAAATGTACGGTGAATGTGTATGGGAAGAGTTGTGTCATTTTGATTTAAATATTTCTATACGCAATGGTAAAAAAAAAGTCGGATTCGTTTTTAATACTGATCCGCATTATTTATCTGGTTCACATTGGATATCTATGTTTGTAGACTTGCCACGGAAATTTATATTCTTTTTTGACAGTACCGGCAACCCTCCTCCAAAAGAAGTGAAACGACTCATCAAAACTATCACGCAACAAGCAAAGACGGTGGGAATCGACATGCGTTATATACAAAATAATAAACATCATCAGAAAAAACCGACCGAATGTGGTATGTATGCCCTTTTTATGATTATAAATTTACTTCGCGATAAAATGGAGCCTGAGGATTTTATAGTTGATATCTTTCCGGATGAAGAGATGCAGAAATTTCGGCACAGATACTTTAATAAAGATTTGTGAATACAGTATAAATAAAAATTAAATAAATCATATTAAATAAAACATCATATTTAATATTATCTGTTATATACTATCATAAAATGTCCTTTTATCAATTTACTAAAAACGAAAATAAGAGTATTATATGGGGATTATTACACGATGGTGGTGTGTTCAAAGATTTACCGAATTCACACGTAGACAATGTTAAAAAACAATTTGAAAATACTATACTGTCTATGAAGCCAGAATTTGATTTATTTTTCGATAAAAACGATGAAGGTGACGAAGGCTACGAGCAAAAAGCCTCTGAAATGATTACGAATAGTAACAAGGCTGTTATTCGAAAAATGGTAGAGCAGATTAGTGTATTAAAAGTGAAACGGCCGGTTGAGGTTCGACAACCACCTCCTGCGCAAATCGTCGCGGCAGTAAATTTACCTGTGCCTCCGCGGTTCGGTGGTGGTGGTGGAGGTGCAATGATAGCAGGGACCCCTACTAAGAAACCGAAAATAGAAGAAATTTACCGCGCGGGTGATTTACAGAAAAATAGAATGTCTGAACTCGAAATTCGTCTAAAAGAAAAACAGTCAGAAATGGACAATATGTTGAATAATAAAAAACCGGAGAATATCGATTTTACAGATAAAAGTGTGACCGATGATAAATTATCTAGTAATGAAATGGACCGCTTATTGGCTGAAGCATTGTCGTCGCGTTCCCGCGAATTGGATACATTGGTTCCTTCTCAGGGAGATAATTCGAAAATGCCTGAATCTGTCGCATCAAGCGTACGCATTGCTACTTCTAAACGCCCTCAAGAATCTGTGAAAAAAAATGTGTCTTTTAATGATACCGAAAATGAACAAATTGTATATTCTAATGATGTAAATATCGGCGCGGAAGTGAACGAATATGTCGTGTCTACTGGTTATGTTTATAATATCGGTGATGGGGATGAAAATATGAACGAGAATGGGTTATCATTTTTGTCGAAACTAAAAAAGGCACCGGGTGATGCCCCACCACAATCATCACATACAAAATATGTGTACAATACAACTCCGTTAGATGATATTATGGCAGCAGGGACTATGGAGGATGAAGAGGAAGGCGATGATCCGAAATTGGAGATGAGAATTTTTGAGAGGCGTAGAACAGATGAAACGGCAAGCGCGGGAGAATCTCATAAATTAAATGAAAAAATAAATATTATACAAAATGAGTTACAAGATATTAAAAGAATTCAGGATAGGATATTGAGTATTTTAGAAAGAAAAAATAATCCGTGATTTAGTTAATGTTTAGATATGAAATATCATATTTTAATATATAATTATTATATATAATTATTATATATAATTATTATATAATTAAAATGACGCGTTATTCTGTTAAAAGAGGTCGACGTATTAAAAAATATAAAAAAAGTAGAAAGGGTTGCAGAGGGAGAGGGCGAAGAAGTATTAGGCGTTGTAAATCAAGAAAATCGAAAATATTTATGAAAACAAAGAGAAATAATGTGAGTAACAGAAGGAATATGGTGGGTGGTGTAGATTGTGAAGAATATAAGTTTAAAGTTACACCTGACGACGTCCGTCGTTCTACGCATGGTTCGTTTTTATCACAACCTACGCCTGGACCATTGGTACTAATAGGATATTGTATTGCTTTCGTAACCAAACACGATGGTATATTAAATGCAGCCAATAGACCTGAATATCTGGTTTTTTTTAAGTATACGGAAGAAAGTCTTGTAATTGTACGTGCTAAATGTCCAATTGATATCACTCAAATTAGATTTATAAAAAGTAAAGATGAATCTGGTAATATATTATCATTAAAATCTGACTACTCTCCATTTATTGTTGGTGTATCATTAGTTAATATTCAACCCGACAATTTTAATAAAGAAGAAGATGTACCGAAAGATTTTTCTTTAGTAACTGTCACAAAATTGATGAAAAAGTTAGACTGTTCTGAAGTTATACAACGTTCGATGACTTTACATATGTTTCAATCTTATAAAATTACAACTAAGGATAATGAATCTTATCGTATTATTGTTTGTAGTACTGGTAATAGCCTATTTACCCCAACATTTACATTTACATCTAGGACAACACTTGAAACATACGATGACATCAGTAAATTACTTAGTAGTATGGCAACTAAAGACGCTAGTAATCACACTAGGGACGCTACCTTAATACATAACGTTTATGCAAATCTAAAAGAAGTAAAATATCCTGCGGTTCCTGAACCTGATATAAAATCTAATATGAAAGATATTGCTAAAACATTATTAACTATATCTTACCCGTCTCTAGGACAACCCGTGAAGAAACAATACGGGTTTGAAACACCATCAGACTACCTTACACCAGCACAACAAGCCGAAAAAGATAGACAAGCTAGAGAAGATATACATGACTCGATTTACACTCTATAACATCTCGATAATAAAAATATAAATCTTATATAATAATATACCTCATATCCACCATATTATATAATGTATTGCATCATACATTATATCATACGTTATATCATATACACTAAAATACAATGATAACTACGATTTACGGTTTAGATTTTGCCACTCATCCTGTGCCACTAGCACTAGCACTTCCACTTGAACTGCCACTATCCTTCTTTTTAGGTGTTGGCATCGCTGCTGCACCGGATGATGCCGTCGCTTCAGTTATAGGCACATATTTCATCTTACCGTCCGCATTTTTCACCAGTTTTCCAACCGCCAACGGTTCACCACCCACCGCCTGCGCCACTTGGTAGCTTCCCCAGTCATATACAGTATTTGTAAGTTTATCATATGCATATTGTTTATTCACTCCATCCATCTTCATCTCCATTGAAACCAATTTCAGTGTCGTCTGTTTCGTATTTCGAGCCGATGCAGCATCCGATTCTTCGTTCTCGATCGCCGGAGAAAACGCAAACTTCTTCGAAGATACGCTCCCAAATGAGAAACATTTCAATTTCTCTTTTGATGTAGCATCACGATGTATTGCGCAATCGATAGACGCTTCTTTTATCGCCAATAGTAACTGATGATTGATTTCCTCTTTAATACTCGATATTTCAAACAACGCCTCATCTGTTGATAAAGCTATTTGCGCATTTTTCTTACTCACATCATTTATTCTAAGCTGTAATGACGAATCATCCGCCAACTGTTGCGGCGTAAATGTCATTATATATAACATCACATTTACTGTGCGGAGTTTCTCGTCTTTCAAATCATTGTGGCTGCAGATACGTCTAGCCCTCCCAATAACTTGCTCGATTCTCACCGGCTGCCAATATGGTTCCGTGATATGAACCCAACGAACGTTTCGCAAATTAATACCCTCGGCTCCTGACGCGGTAATCATAAGCACTTTAATAATCTCGCCCATAAAATTATTCCCCGATTTTTGCTGAAGTTGTTGCTTTATAGTAACAGGCACATATTCCCAAGTACTATTGAATATATTTCGTATAATCTCGCGCTCTTCATCTTTCACTGACCCAGTATAAAGAGCATACATATGTTTGCCTTTATCTTCGTCTCTAATATCCCATATCCAATTCCCCGAACTATCTTTCTTGATTCGAAAACGTGCATAACCATTTGCGTCAAGTACCATAGAAAGGATACGAATACCTTCAAGCGATCTAAACTGGCTGTACACCAAATGTAGCCCGGAATGATGCGGGTCCTGTATATTCTCCAACATCGCCAAAAACTTGGGGCTATAATTCTGTAATTCGCCACCATCCTGTGGTTTCGTCAAATATCGCTGTTTACCACTTTCAAGTTTAGCAAGTGCGATATCTATACGCTTTGAATACGTGGCATCGACCTTTTTCGCAATACTTTCAGACATTTCCTCTATATCGTCGCTCGTATGTTCTCCGTTTAAATTGTCGGTTCTTTCTTCGGCTCTAATCCCGTCTACATCTTCTTCATTTACGCCATCATTTATCGCCCCTTCTATATCTTGGTCTTCTTTATTAAGCGGACGATGTATTTCGGTCGGGAAAACAAAGTTGCAAAACAGTCGCGAAAAGATTCGATAATTTGATATAGCATCTTCATATATATCATCACCGCCACCACCACCACCGGCACCAGATGCACCTTTTGCTTTACCCGGGCGCTTAGACTTAGATTTCTTTTCAAGTTTTCTTTCAGCTTCACGCGCCTTTTCATATGCCGCAAATTGATGGTCACTCATCGGTATTCTCATCACGCGGAAGTTTACTGATTTCTCATACGCAGGCATAAGCTGTTCTTGCGCGCTTCTAAAATAAGAAGCAAGTCCCAGAATACGCCGCTGGAACATAACGATATTTTTCACATTTCCTGTTTCGGCGTCTATAAAATACGACCTAAATGCGTCAAGATTATCAGGTAGCGCTTTATGATTCTCGATTGTTATACTTCCAGCAGTAACATTTATATCCCGCCCGCGAAGTGTTGCTAAAATCAGGCGTTCAAAATCCGTGTCGCTAACATAAGGCGAGTCACCCTCCGGTGCTATTTTCACAACACCATTATATTCCCCTCGCTCATTTACATTTACGAATCCAAACGGGTTTCGAGTTATCGTAAGTACACGTGAGCTATCATTGTAGTCAATATAGTCCAAGATATTTATGCTGGCAAATAATTGCTCGAGTACTTTTTTATCTATTTTTGCTTGAGAGGTAATTTGAAGCGGGATTTTCCACGTTTTGATATAGCCGCGCAGAATATTAAAAATCACGGCTACTTCATTGGGGTAGTTAATGACCGGTGTTCCACTGAGCAGGATAATCTTCACATTTTCGGCCTGCATCAACATATCATATAGACGCATCGGAAGCGAGTCTTTTCGCTTTAATTTGTTTACGATACGGCTAATAAGGTTATGAGCTTCATCAACGATTACGACATGGTCTGAGAAGGGATTCTTGCTAAAATCGGCAGATAATGTTTTAAGGTTACTCATTCTCATTCCGTTATAATTAAGAAATGTATATTTTACATCAATCATTGCATTTAGTTGTTCGTCCAGGCTGGTGCGTTGATCGCGATTCAATGATTCATAGTTTGACGGCTTTTTAACGTTCACAAGCCACGCTCCTTTTTGGTGAGTAATAAATTCCCGAGATAGTGTTAAAATCGCGGACAATGTTTGAATCATAGGGTCCGATGCGCTTTGTATCGGGATAAACTCCCAGAATTGATTTTTCTTGTATATATCATCGCCGCATTTTTTCAATTCTTCTATGTAGTTTCTCCGCAGAGAAGCAGGGGTCAGAACAATAATATTTTTATGCGTCTTCAAACCCTCGGCGATTGAAATAGATGAGCACGTTTTACCGCTTCCGAGACCGTGGTATAATAGTAGACCACGATATGGCGTATATATGTTCAAATAATCGCGGACTATTTTTTGGTGTGTTAAAAGAGAAAAATCGGACTTGGATGATGGATCACACGAAAGTTGTTCTTTTTGGCTCGATATTTCTTCGTGATATCGCATAAACAATTGGTTAATAAAACTAATAAATTTCTCGCGATTATTCATATAGTAATTGGAAACAATAATACCTGGTGGGCGCGTTCTAGGCATTCTTTCGCGAACTGCTGCATCTTTTATTACCATATCTTCGACATCGCTGCTCATCGAGTCGAAAGTCGGTGCATCAGTTACGCGACCACGACCCTTTTTAATAAGAGATGACGCGCTGCTTGTCATCATAGTAGATGCATCGGTGGCTGCGGCTGCGGCTGCGGCTGCGGCTGCGACTGCGACTGCGACTGCACCGCGTTCATCTGGTTTCTTACCCATACTAAGAATAAGAGAGGCATCTTCAACAAGATGAATTTTAGCCGGCATTTTTCTTATAATAATGATTTGCCGTGTAAGGCTAAGGGTGGATACATCCGATGCGGCTTTAGGCAATGGTGTCGGTGGCGTGGCCAGTCTATTGGATGCTAAAGATTCTTTTCCTATTTCGTGCGGTCTTTCTAATATTGTAGGAAGTACATTACGAAGATGCTGTGTAATTGTTGTACGGTCAACCAATTCTTCCTTTGCTTTATTTACAACATTTACTTTTGGCATCTGAATTGCGCCTTGACCTGATAGAGAAGGCGGGGCAACAAATTGAATAATAACACGTTCACGTTTTTGCGCTTTGGGTCGTGCAACTGGCATATCGCCAACACCGGGTTTCGATTTATCTTCGAGTCTTTGTAATACAGCTGGGGGCGCCAAATTGGTTTGAAGAGCGTGAATCATTCTTTGGGCTGCATAATTTACGCCTGGATGCCCACTTGGAAGAATACGTGGACCTAAATCTGGTGCTTGTAGAACTTGTAATTTAGGGTCAAACGGAACATCGCCTTCTTCGGTTATTTCTTCGCCCTGTCGTTGTTGTTGTTGTTGGAGTAATACTGCTCTATCTTTAATAGATTGTTCGTGAACGGACCGCGGTAAAAGAACTTTTGGGTCGGTACTTGCAGCAGCAGCAGCAGCGGATGCTGAATCTTCTTTAGAACTAAATACGCCTTTAACTGATGATAATAAAGAGCCTAGAGCTCCTACACTAACGGCTGATGGTGATGGTTGTAGAGATAATCGTTGCGATTTTAGTTTTTGAAGGGACTCTTTAATTTCTCTATTCTCTTCTATATTGGCTTTAGATGCTTCGACTGGATTTGAAATTTGTTGATTCGATTCTAATAATCGCGACTCTAAATTTTGTATCCTTGCTTCGAGTTCGGTATCTGATTCCATTATAATATACGAATAAAAATATAATAAGTATTATCATTAATAAAAGATATTTAAGTTATTATTTCTCCATTAGTTATTCGCTATTATTTGTCGCCATTATTTCTCGCCATTATTCATCATTAATATCAAGCATTTTCATACATTGTAGCGCATATTCGCAAGCCATTTGCTCTGCTTTTTTTTTGATTTTGTGAGTTCCTGATGCAAAATGTACTAGAATGTGTCCTTTCTCGTCGTAATGCTTTCTAATATTTGCAAATGTATTTAAAACACTATATTTAATTGCATCCCTGTAATCCGTATGATATATCTCTTTGCCTAAACATAAATAAACACCCATAGTATATCCGCTTTCTGGGTCGTGATTAATTTCTAAATAGTCCGGCGTCGTTTTGAATTCCTTCTGAATCTTTACCTGAAGAATATTCTTATAGTTGTCATCATTTTTGATAAGAGCGACCCAGTCTACGTGTCGTTCAAACACCGATTCGATAAATTTTTGCGCCATTTGGAATCCTGGACCTGTTACAAATACATTATCAAACCATTTATCGTCATCGTGAATATTTATTTTATTGAAGTCTAAGAATAGGGCACCAATAAATGCTTCGAAAAGACATCCCAATTTTTTCAGATTTGTCCTTGTGCGTTTTTCCTCAGCGTGTTTCGAAATAATAAACCATTTATGTAGCCCCATTTCAATCGCAAATTTGCCAATAGATTCATTTTTGACAATTGCGATTTTCTTTTCGGTCATAAAGCCTTCGTTCTCTTTAGGAAATCTACGATAAAGGTAGTATTTTGTAACACATTCCAGAACACCGTCGCCAAGAAATTCGAGACGTTCATTTGATTTCGTTTTTAGAGGAATACAATTCGAAGGTTGAGGCATAATTTTTATATTCTCTCGTGCGTTTTCCAATTGAGGACGTTTTGTATATGATGCGTGTATGAATGCTCGGCGATAAAGGTCATAATTGTGAAGAGATGCAGGAATCCCGTACGATGAAAGAATAGATTGAACTTCATTCAATGTAATCTCTCTATTTTCCTGGTTATATGGATTGAAAATATATCCATCTTCACACGGAATTATATCAGAGTCATTTAATATATTCTTCGATTCTGATGTTTTTGATTTAGGAGATGTGGATTCGATAGATGTCATACTATTGCTTTGTTGGTGGCGTAAGCTTGTATAATATTATTCAATACATATCTTTAAACTATTTCAATTTAGTCTATTTAAAATATTCTACTATTTGGTATATTCGGTATATTCGGTATATTTGGTATATTCGGTATATTTATAAATAATAATTGTTTTATTTAGAATACAAACGAAATATTTAGAATACAATATTTTATTTAGAATACAAATAAAAATATTTAGCATATATATATATATATATATATAATAAGCATAAATGGTCGGAAGTGGTCTTGTTGGTAGAACTTTGAGAGTTGATTCTCTTACAAACAAAGGATGTATTTTTGGAAGTATGGCGGGTCTTGCTCCTACTGTAGGATTGAATCCTAATCTTATGACCGTGTATCGGAAGGATACTAACTATTGTCAGTACAAGTGTGTCCCTGTTGGCTGCAAAGAGGGTTTTGCTTATATGTTGGCGCACGGAATGATTTTTAACAACAAAGGTACTGGTGGTATCGGTAGAATGGCTTCTTCACCTGGTAGGAACTTCCTGATGGGAGCTGGAAATCAGAAAGGTGTATAATCTATATACTTTCATACTTTCATACTTTCATAATTTCATAATTTCATAATTTCGTGGTCAACACAATATATAAACTTTTATTCTTAAAATAAAACATATAACACATATAATATTGAATTTTAATATTACAATATTATATACATATATTCATATATATTTGCACATATTCACACATTTTAGATGGCTCAAAAAAACGGACCTAAAAGTCGTAATGGACGCTCAGCAATGGCGCGTCGCGTTTTATTTAGCGGACCTGGTTCTGCTGACGGTCTCTATGCCAACACACAGAATGGTGGTGGTATGAAGAAAGGTGGTGCGCAGCCATCTGCTACTGGTTTTATGACATCTTTTGCACAGAGAAGTCATATTGCCGTTCCAGCCTTGAATAAGGATTTCTTATTTAAATTTAGGCAATACTATGACACCGGTCGCCATACTGGACCTAAATTATAAATATGTAAACCATTTAGAAACTCCTCGATATAATATGATAACACCGCAAATTATTATCATATCATACCCATTTATACCGGTTTATACCTGATTATACCTGTTTATACCTGATTGCAAAACAATGATCATCAAAGTAGACAATCGTGAAACTGAATTATTCCCACTTATTGAGAGGCGTATAGATACTATCGATATGTTAGAGAAGGAGTCACTGGCGTTATCTGCTACTATTAAAAATAAAGCATCTAGTAAGGGTTCGAGCAAGTGTTTGGTTCCTCTTCATATTTTTCAGGATGTAGATGTGGTCACGACAGAAGAGTGCGACGCAACTTCAAATACGGATGTAGCACCAAACGCGGGAGAAAATGAAAAATCCCATAAAATAAAAAAGGAGCAACTTCACATAGGTGATATCGTTTTCGAGGACAATGAAGGGAAACAAATTCTTATATTTGAGCGGAAAACACTCAATGATTTGGCAGCAAGTATAAAAGATGGGAGATATAATGAGCAGTCTTTTAGACTCGATAAAGAGGCAACGCATAATCATAATATTATATATATTATTGAAGGCGATATCGAAAGATATAACGAGAAAAGGGGGCGTATATCAAAGAAGATACTTATTAGTAGTATGTTTTCGTTGTTATATTACAAGGGGTTTTCGGTATTTAGGACAAACTCGATTTGCGAAACGGCTGATGTTATTGTATTTTTTGCGGATAAATATGATAAGACGCGTGTTGTTGATAAATCGCGGTGTGCATACTATAGTATAGAAACTAGTGTTGAAAATACTATTATGTCGAGTACATCGTCTACCGCGTCATCTACTGCCTCTCCAACTACACCACCAACGCCAACTACTCCTGGTGCTCTATCTCGTGCCAAAAATAAGGAAGAAAGTGAGAAATATTGTGGTGTGTTTAAAAGCCATAAAGAGAAAAATGAATATATTACACAGGATAATATAAATATAATAATGTTAGCTTGTGTGCCTGGTATAAGCTCGAAAATAGCGACACAAATTATGAATGAATATAAGACAATACAAAATCTCTTATATCAACTTGAAAAGGAGCCGGATATATTGAATACATTTATGGTGAAGACGGATTCTGGTACAATGCGCAAAATAAATAAAACGTGTGTGGATAATATTAAGAAGTTTCTTGTGCGGCAATAAACCATATACCATACACCATATACCATACACCATACATCCTGTAACCAAGTACGTGAATCTTTTAATTATTAACAGATATAGCTACACTGTTGTCTTTATAATACCCTGCATCAATTAATGCTTGTGTGAAATCGCTGCCACCCCAATTAGGGTCCATTGGGTTCGGGCTTTGACCGGTTGACTGTGTTATATAATCGAGCATCATATCCGGTGTAAATTCGCCTTGATCCATATTAGAGTCGTCGTAACCAGGATACGAGTTTAAATTATATGGCCTGTCGCCGAGTGAATCGTCTAACATTTTTGTGATGTGTCTTCTAGACGGAGGTGTTCTTATAGAGGATACAGGAGGCAATCCGCCTTGCAAATCTGTTGGACTGGGGCGAATTTTATACGACGTTCCTCCTTGCGCGTCTTCTGAATGTTGTAAATATAGAACAGGGCATACTAATCCTGAAGCACGCTGCCATTCGATATGTTCGGTATATTCTTCTAAATTATTAAATGTTACAGGATTTACACCTGGTACTGAATGCTTTTTAGAATTATATAAATATAACTGTGAACCTTTTTGTATTAAAATATTCGGACAATTAGATTCTGAATTATCACTGCCTATCGTTAGAGCCTCTTTGAAATCGCTGCTTGTATAATTTAATACGAAATACGTGACAATAATAAACAATGTGGTTATTAATATAATTTTATAAGTCATTTTATCGTTGTATAATATATTATATATATATAAAATATGAATATTTAATAAATGTTTTTATTAATAACGGTATATTAATTTTTTGTCTAAATATATAATATATACAGACATATAGATATATTACGGAACAAATGTTAGAAAAAGTGTCGAGTTTGACTGATGATGAAATCAGTAGACTTAAAGATACACACGGCGTTGTATTGTTTCATATGGATGGATGCGGGCACTGTGTTAATATGATGCCTGCTTGGAATCGCGTGATGACGGATTTAAAGGATGATATGAAAAATGAGATTATTTTAGGTGCCATTGAGAGAAGTAATATGGAAAAGTTTCATCAACACGGAATAAAGCCAAAAGTAAACGGATTCCCTACGGTTTTATATTTTCATCCATCGAAATTACATAGCCCTGAGGTTTATAATAAGGATAGAAGTTATGAGGAATTTAAGAAATGGATTATGGAAAAATCGCGTAAGGGTAAGGGTAAGGGCAAAACTGGAAACAATGTGGATAATAAAGTACTGTCTGAGATTAAAAATTATGACAAGCATATGAAACGCGTACGCGAAAGGTTTATAGGTAATAGTAATGAGATAATCATGGGTCAAGAAGGTGGTGGACGTCATCGTCATCGTCATCGTCGTCGTAGTGAAAGAAGCAGGAGAAGCAGGAGAAGCAGGAGAAATAGACTAAGGCGTACGCGTAAACATCGAAGAACACATAGCAGGCGAGCGCGCAGTAAATCTTGTTCTAAACTCGATGTTAAAAGCGGTGGTGGCGGCGGATGTGGGTGCGGTAAACTTTGGTAATTTTAGTTATAAATAACAATGCAAATAAAAATAACGGTTTCATTCCATTATTTTTATTCTATCTTTTATATCATATTATTATATCTTGTTCCATCTTATTTCATCTTCTATGCCTACGAGACTTACGAGGCTTATGTGAAACACGTTTCGTTTTTACTTTTCTACCACCCATTGCTACGTGTGGTAATCTCATTTGAGGCATAGGGTTTGATTTTAGTATCTGGTTTGGGTTCTGAATCGGTGCAGGATTAGGTCTCTTATTTGCTTCGATAACGGCTGTACCTGTAGCTACACATATAATGAATTCTCGCATTTCTGTTAGAGAGATTTCTACACCCGCGATCGAGGTTGCTGTTGGGTAATTTTTTTGTGTATATGCTTCTAGTTCTTCAATCGCTTGTGCATAAACGTCATCAATTTTTGTATTTATCGCAGAGTTTTTTCCTCCAAAAAGACCTGTTACATTTCCTAAAATATCCCTAAAAAAAGATACAGAATGTACAATCGTTCCTCTTACCATTCCAAGTGGAGTATACTTGTTATCGTCAAGTGTATTTAATGTAATAATACGCATACCCGGCATTTATGATTGAGTATAATTAGTGGTTATATATTATATATTAATATTTTTGTTTTATGAAGTTGAAAAATTGAAACAAATATTGCGCTTAATAGTATATATAAAATAAAAATCTTGTACATACTGTACATATCACCTGCCAACCATCAATCACGTTTGTCCTATAATGTCCGCAACATTGTCTCCTTCAGCTTCATCTCCTTCTGCTTCTTCTTCTTCTTCGCCTATTGTTTTGAAACGAATGAAGAATATATTTGGATTTGGAAATGAAAGCGGAATATCCACAACATCGTCTATATCGCCTACGTCACTCAGCGTGATACTGATGAAACGCAAAAAAATTATCAATAATATCAATAATATCAATACTATCAATACTATAAATAATAATATATTCGACAAACGCGACGATATCGATATCTCAATAGAGTCGAATGAAGTTATACCTGATGATTATTATCACAGGCATCGCGAGAGGAAGCTGGAATATCAGAAGAATTATAATAGGGAAAATGATGATAAAATTAAAGAATATAATAAGGATTATTACCTCAAAAGAAGGGCCGAGATTTTAGAGAAAGCGAAGACGCGTGTTATTTGTGAGTGTGGGTGCGATGTTCAGCTTTCAAATATGAATGCTCACAAAAAGACGAAGAAACATTTGAAGCGTGTTGGAAACTAATACGATTTATAATATTAAATATTTAGTATTAAATGAACGATTACAATATATTTTTATTGTTTGTATATTATATAATGGCTAGCGAACTAGAGATTCTTACACTAGATGATATATATAGTAAATATAAAAGCAGAGTTTTCACTTCTTCGGAACTACATATATTCGATCCTTTGAAACTACATATAGAATATAATAAAATATTGACAGAATTGATATCGTATCACGGTATTGATACTAATATATTAAAACAATGTTATATGAGGTTGTATGTGTTATCGTATTTATTATATGGAAGTCACACCGATACTATAATGCGGATAGTATACGTACAACAAGTCATATTCTGGTTTAAAATGTTAAATATTGAAAAGGAAACATATAATAGTCAACATGTAACACCTATTAATAATGAAACTATGTATGTAGTTGTTATGGATAGTTTTATGATACCTACATATGAAGACAACATACTACGCATTATGGATAGACAACAAAAAGGGATTAAAGAGGTTTCCGATGTCATCGAATTACTAATTGATCATGCTAATATAACATCACCAAAAACAAGATTATTGCCAAAATGTTTTACACTTAGAACCGGGTTTGATCCAAATCCATTCGTAACATACTCACCAGATGAAACTAGAAGAAGATGTATAATTAGAAGATTTTTATCTGATGTACTTCAAAATGATTACGGTATTAAATGTGCTAAATACAGTGTACGTAGATATGATACAACATGTACCCAAAACCCAGCAGTTAAATCTACTGCTGATGATGCTGATGCTGGTGCTGCTGGTGCTGCTACTGTTCCTGATGTTGATGATGAATACGTCAAGTTGAAACAAAATCACGATGCCGACAATTTTATTAGAGTTTTAAAGGTTTTAAATGATGGTAAGGTTCTTGTGGATAGGACACCGAAAACTCCACAGGAAATACATACAGAATATAACGAACTCGTGTCCAACCTGCCCAACATATCGGAATTAGTGGAAAAGATATTTTATCCTTATCAACCATATGATAAGGGATTGCAATTATGGACAAAATGCTTTGAACTTAATGAATCATGGTTCACGTTTTTAATGTGTATATATGTTGCTATCACCCCTGATGATGAAAGAATTCAACAGCCAATCGTTGATACTACTGATACTTCTGTTGTCGCTGCTGTTGGCGGGAAATCATCCCGAAGAAGAAAAGCATACAAAACTACCCGAAGAATTAATAAACATAAAAATAAAAAACAGTATAGAAGGAAACGGCACACTAAGAGATGTAAGAAATCACATCGTAGAAGAAGAAGTCGTCGTTAACTTCGAATAGTAATATAATTAGATTACATATATTAATATATGCTGCATAAACTATATATTAATATGAAACTGCCATCAATACCTAAAATATAAATTTATAATTATTTTTTCTTCAGTGTTTTATTTCGTTTGGATGCCGCATTAGTTCTTTTAAATGATTTGTGTTTCCCGCTTATATCAAAATGTGGATGACTATGGTGTGGTGACTGTGATATTGCCCCTGACCCATCTCCGTGGCTCCCTCCTTCATCCTTTTTGAAAAATTCCTTTATATGCTCTAACAATCTTTTGCTTACGATAATATCGACCTCCTGTTCTTCTTTGCTTTTTTCCGTTATATTATATTTAAGTTTCGACATCATATAGCTTCTTAATTCATCTTTATTTTTAACATTTTTTGTCAAATGCGAATTCATATATCTCTCTACAAGAGTGGATGATGGTATATAATGTTTGTACGCTTTTACGTGAATATAGTAAACGCTATCTTCTTCCATTTGAGGATGAAAAAGGTCATCCACAAAACAGATTTCGATATCACGCGGTAGTTTAGTGCATCTGAAAAAATCGTCGACTGTTTTTTCCTGCGTTGTGCGATTAAGTTCGAGAACTCTTCCGTCTACTTTAAAAGCGCATATAATTTGTTCAAATATTTTGGATTTCAGTTTTTTCTCAAAATATGTTTTTACGTGTTCCACCCATACACGGTCTTGATTGTTGGTATATATCATTATATATTTACACTTATCCTCTTTCTTTTTTTTTAAAATGTATTTTAAAATATTAAATATTTGTGGGCGTATAAATTCAGGGTATAACTCCATTAAATCATTGAAAATATCGTATGATGTTTGCCTATTTCCATAATATTCGTCTAAAACGTTACAAAGCGCTCCTAATTCTCCGAAACTACCCAGAGTTTCATCTAAATCAAAAACAACAACTTTTTTATTTTTAGGGTTAGAATTTATTTTTATGGATTTAGGCATTTAAACGAATATAAAATATGATTATATATTTTTGTTATAATTAGTAGTTATTATTTTATTAACGAATTACTTTATAATTTTATCTATTTGTAATATAACTTTACTATATTTGGAATCAGATAGTTAGTAGTTAATGGGTATTCTAAAAAAAAATGATTATATAAAAATATTGAATTACTATAATATACCGATTACTCCTACAGATAGTTCTAAAACAATTAAAAATAAAGCGGAGGAAATACTTGCGGATAAATTATGCAAATGTATTAAAAAGGTTAAAAAAACAGATAAGGGTGATGGTGATGAAACAGGTGGAGATACACCATCGGAAGCAGAAAGTAAGGCTATAGGAATATGTAATGATTCTATATTTCGACGCAAAGGTCTGAAGCATAGTGGATTCACGTGTAAAAGACGTCCCAAATTTATAAAATATCCCGGGAAAAACTACTCTCTACAAACGAGAAGCAAGTATTTATCAAAGAAGCAGAAAATGCGGCGGATTTTCTTAACTAGAAAAAACAAGCAGTGATGAAATGATTGAAATAATAGAATAGTGGAAACTATAAGATTACACATAAATATAAATATAAATAACACTTAATTTGTTAACATTATTGATATTAACAAATTAATTTTTGATTTTGATTGTGAATCTGAATGTTATTGTTATTGTTATTGTTATTGGTCATATTTAGAAGGTTGGGGGCTTTGTCTGACGAGGCTTCTTTGACGCGGTAGCGGTGGTAGCACGAGGGGTTGATGATGTGTCATCGCTAGCAACAGGTGCGGATGCAGGCGTAGGTGTAGGTGTATGTGTATGGGTAGGAATAGAAGTAGAAGTTGAAGTAGTCTCGTGGTCTGAACGAACTTGACGAGGGCGATAAGGAGCACGCTCTCCACCAGGACGACCGCGACGAACCAACATCCACTCACCTCCTTCATTATTATCATATCCACCTCGGGTTCCATTTCCACCGCCGCCGCCGCCGCTTCCTCCGCGACCACGCAAAACGCGTCCACCACGTGCAGCATGGCCTCCTCCACGCATCCCCTCACTATCCTGACGCGATTGGGTATTCTGATAATGATGCGACTGCCTGCTTCCACTAGCTGTACCAGCACCCGTACCAGTCCCAGTCCCAGCATCTACACTATCTTGGGCATTACGATGCTCGCGACGCGTCTCGCAAAACAACTTGCCACCCTTTACACCACGTACATCACCCGCCTGAAACTTATGAGTTCCGGTCTCAGTATTCACAACCGTAAACTCCACATACTCACCCTCTACCAAATACCGGTATTGCTCCTGACTTACAGTAACCGCCGAGTGGTGTACAAAAATCTCACTTGCATCTTTATACAGGTCATTGCCGCCTACCACAGAAATAAAACCAAAACCTGTCTTGTTATTGAACCACTTCACGCGCCCAGTAAGACGAACAGGGGCTGATGTAACAGAAGAACTCTCAGAACTCATTGTATGAATGCTTGATACTTAAATATATAAAATGGCTTTAAGTATATTTATGAAATATTTATATTTATATTTATATTTATATTTATATTTATATTTGTAAATATATTTTCAAAAAGTTCTTACATTGTCTTATCATATATGAATAATCAGGTTTATCATCGAATTCCAAGCTATAGGAATAATCCAACAATTTTTGAAACAAATATGGGATACCTTGGCACAATTCCTCAGATGTAGTTTTTAACTTTTTATCGTATACCATATCTTCTTTCGTGCGTATATCTCCTTTTGGGGGCGACATTCCCATCCAAGGTAATTTCCCTTTTGCGAGGTATATTGCTACATAGATAATCGATATAATATCATCACGCCTAGAATAAACATCTCCATCGTGTATATGTTTACTAATATATCGAATAGTTCCCACAATAGTTCTATCATATGTATTAACAACGTGTTTGTCTCCTTTCATATAAAACCGTGAAAGTCCGAAATCAATAATGTGTAACCGGTTATCTCCACCACCACTACCACCACCACCACCACCACCACTGCTGAGCATAAAATTTTCAGGTTTGATATCCCGATGAACAACTCCAGCATCGTGAATGCGCCCAATAATTTGTATCATTGATATAAGATGCTTTACTACCTCCTTTATGTGTGGTAAAATGCTCGGCGGTGACGGCATAGAATTACTCGATGTTACTATATGCATTACTGCCGGGTGTATTGTTTGTGATATACCCGATACACCCTGACTATCATCATCGTTGGAGGATGCGTGTTGTGTTAGTACTGATACCTGAGCCGATGCGGATATATCCTCTTCATCGTCAGGTGATAATGCGGATGATGAATCTGTGGAAGCGGCCGCTGTCGATGTTGCAACCGTATTTGATGATTTATCGATAATAGGAATTGTGCCATCAGTCTTGATTTTTGCAATTTCTTCGCATAATGTGTGTGAGAACAGGTCCATAACGATTATATTTTTATTTGATTCTGTGCCATAGTATCGCAGTTTTACTACTCCTTGTATTCCTGCCAAATGATTGAGTATTTTTGATTCCCATAAAAGTGTCGGGATATTTGTGGTTGTCGCCTCATATTTGATAGCAACGTTGTCACCTGATATGACATTTTTGCCTCGATACACACATCCAAAACTCCCCGATCCAATCTTCTTTTCGTATATGTATCTCTGATTGATGAGTGTGCGATGGCGGTATTTTTCGGGAATGGGATTAGCATCAGTAATATCGGCGGCGGCGGCGGAGGTGGTATCGTTGATAGGAATCTCTACAGACATTTGTTTAACGATGTTATAGCTACGTTGATGATACTACGGATAATGAGACAATATTTTATATACTATATTGTCTCATATTTATAAATCAATTTTATTAAATAATTATAAAGGTATCAACGTCGATTTAGACATAAATTCGTAATATTTTTTATCATCTAGGCAAAATTCGCTTAGTTCTTTATTGTATAAGAAGTTTAAATACACACCCAGTGTATGCTGTTCCCAGAAGCCATTTACATTTTTATTATATTCATTGATTGGGTCATATAATGGCGTATTTAAAACAACCTTATGTAGCCCCGAATCGAAATATTTTTTTTTCATATTTTTATTCGTAAATATGTTCAATACACGTATTATATTTTGCTCCTTTAGTAATCCTTTTTTTTGGGTTTTTTTTACCGACGTGTCGCATACATCAGCTCTATGTATAACCTTTTCTTTTACTTCACATACAGTCATAACTATATTATTTTTACTAGTATCTTGTTCTTTATCCGCAAAATAATTGTCTCCTTCATTGGGTATTACTTTTACTAAAATCGGTGCCGCAATTGACGGTACTTCATTACTAACCGGTGTTGGATTTTTTACTAACTCGATTAATTCGTTTATATATTTTTTCTTATCTTCTGTGAAATAGTTTATGAATTGTGTATTGGATAAGAGACCTTTATCTTTTATTTCAGTAATTTTTTTATATTCGACGTATAATTCGAAAGATTTTAATTTATTTTTATCGATTTCATCAAACAACTTCGCACATTCAAACTCCTTTTTATATAATAATAGTTGTCGTTCTTGATACATTTTTAATTGCATTTGCTCGTATTTCCGTATTATTTCATTTCCCTTATTCAGTGCTTCTATGCTTAAAACGCATTTAATTACACATTCAATAAAGGTTGGCATTCTATCATAATAATACCAAGTTATATCGTCTCGTTTAATATTGAAATAATTAGCCATATTTGGATATACTTTTTTAAATTCTTCAAACATATCATAATTATAGTCAATTAATATATTTTTACAATTCGTGATTAATCTTATCACCTCATTTCTTATATCATTTAATGCTTTTTCTTTATAATCATTCATCAATCGTTCTCTATATGTAACCCAATAAGACATATCTTGTCCTGAAGATGTCATTTCAGCACCCCTATAGGAAGAACAGTTTATTTGATATTGTTCAAGTATTTTTCCGAATATTTTACGTTTATCATCAATAATATAGCTCACACTTGAAAACAAACTTGGTTTCTGGTGTATCATATGTTGCGCATAGTATACAGGATCATAAATTCTCATTTTTATGGTATCCGTTTCCCATTTTGATATTCCTGGTCTCTGTATAAATTCTCTCACTATATTGGTTTGTTGATGAATTGATATTCCCGGTCTCTCCATAAATCCACTCATTTACCGTGGTGTGTTCTTGGGTTGTTATATATTATAATCTCATATTTATAAATCAATTTTATTATATATTAAGATGGCATTATTTTCCGCATCGTTTTAAGCAACGTCGTGGAGATATTCGGCGTCCGCTCCATATATAGCACATCACACGACACCCAATCAAATTCCCCCAACCAGTCGTCGCCCATCATTAATATTTCTGCACCTGTCTGTATTACATAATCGTTTTTATGTTCGAGGCTTTCTTCTTTGAAGATTTCCTCACCGTAGCACGTCTTCTCAATAACCTCTTTGCGCTTTTCATATTTGTCGATACTATTTTTGCCTTTTCTCTCGTTTAACTCGTCGCTCGACAATCCGATATAAAGATAGTTACAAAAATTCTTACATCGGGTAAGTATATTATTGTGACCATAATGGAATAGGTCAAATGTTCCAAATGTTATCCCTTTGTCATATTTATCTTTTATGAAAATAGGGGCATCGATTATATCTCCCGTGGTTACACGCTTATGAAATTTTATATAAAATAGATTGGGAAAATGTTGCCCGATATGTTCTGACGACACAGATGCTGCTGTTTTAAGTTGCAAATAATATTTGTACATCTCTTTATTTTTACAGAACATATTGGTTGTATATTTTAGAGCATCTATATATCGTGGATTTTCGATTTTTTTAGATAGATAGATTTCGGTAACTACATGTGGGGCGAACATTCTCAAATCTTTAAAACATAACATTGAATAATAATTGTCTTTCTGTGGCGCAATATCGTAGTCTTTGCGGTCTTTGTTTTCATCATCATCGACATCTATATCGACATCTATATCGACATCTATATCTATATCAATATCTATATCTAGATTAACAGTGATTTTTTTAATATTATTGTCTCTAATGTACTTAAGTAATATGAATGTATCGCACATTATTGTGTATATTGTGTATATTGTGTATATTTAAATTTCCATATTATTCCGTATTTGATGTTATTTTGTTTTTTACCAGCCATTATAGTATACTATAGTATATTATAGTATATTATAGTATATTATATTATAGTATACTATAATATATAATGGAATTAAATAATAAGAAATATTGGGAAACATTTTATTCAACTAATGATAATAATATAGTCTGTTCTGATTTCTGTATTTTTGTTATGAATTATTTTAAAGATAAAAATATATTAAATATATTAGATTGTGGTTGTGGTAATGGACGCGATAGTATTGAATTATCAAATATAACAAATGTCGATGCTGTAGATAATTGTGGTGTTTTGCAACCTAATAGAAATAATGTAAAATTTTACATTGATGATTTTGTAACAATTAATAAAAGTAAGTATGATTTAATTTATTCGCGTTTTACATTTCATAGTATAACAAATGAACAACATATGTCTTTTTTAGATACAATAAATGTTAATAGTTATTTGGCCATCGAGACAAGAAGCAATAAAGGTGAAAATGAGAATGTTTTTCACGGGAAAACTCATTATAGAAATTATACAGATATTGATTATTTAAAAACTATACTTGCTTTAAAAAAATTTGAAATTATTTTTATTATAGAAGATAGAAATTTTGCTAAGTATAAAAATGAAAATCCTATTTGTATAAGAGTAATATGTAAAAAGGTGTAAAAAGGTGTAAACAATAAAATGTGTAAAAATTATATAATCATCTTATTAGAGATTATATAAAATTGATATAAATATAATTAAAAATATGGTATAAGTATATACAAATGGTCAGTCAGAGCATTATATTCAATGTGGGGGGGATTTGTAATTTAGTATTATTTATGGGATTATTTTCTATGTCAACATCAGCTGTTCCAGTTGATCACGTTATACCGATTCAAACACCTCTTGGTGCGAGTATTAAATATCCGATAAATGTTGCTTGCGAGTGTATGTTTACACTATATGTAGACGGAGTATATGTGGGTGAAGGTAATAAGAAAAAATATGACCCAAATTATTGGCCATTTGGATGGAATGATACGAAGAAGTATTATCCTGTAATCTATGAAAATCAGCCTAAAATAGTAGCATTTAATGGTATTGGTGATGAATATACAGTACTTCCTAATGGGTTTATTATGGATATGAACAGCGGAAATGATTATACGAAATATAAGGAATGGAAGTGCAAGGATTTTTCGAAGACGGTTGATAAATCTCCTCCCGCGAATTGGTTTACATACGAGTATGATGATAGTGGATGGGATGTTTCTACATCATATGGTGCGAATTATCAGAATAATAGTTACCAAATATTTGAAAATCCGCGCGAATCTATAAGCCTCAACGCCGAATGGTTATGGACAAAAGATAACTCGGATGCGAATATATATTGTAGGAAAAAAAATATCGCTACATCTATGTTACCCAGTTTGCCTGCGACGACATCCGTGGTGCATACGCCTGTGTCGACAACGATACACCTGCCAGTGCGTACGCATCCCCAGATTACATCAACTGTTGCGCCTCCGCCTGCGCCTGCGACGACATCCGTGGTGCATCCGCCTGCGACGACATCTACTCTGCATCCGCCTGTGTCGACAACGATACACTTGCCAGTGCGTACGCATCCTCATATTACATCAACTGTTGCGCCTCCGCCTGCGACGACATCTATGGTGCATCCGTCTGTGTCGACAACGATACACTTGCCAGTGCGTACGCATCCCCATATTACGTCAACTGTTGCGCCTCCGCCTCCGCCTGCGACGACATCTACTGTGCATCCGCCTGTGTCGACAACGATACACTTGCCAGTGCGTACGCATCCCCATATTACGTCAACTGTTGCGCCTCCGCCTGCGCCTGCGACGACATCCGTGGTGCATCCGCCTGCGACGACATCTACTGTGCATCCGCCTGTATCGACAACGATACACCTGCCAGTGCGTACGCATCCCCAGATTACGTCAACCGTTGCGCCTCCGCCTGTGTCGACAACGATACACTTGTCAGTGCGTACGCATCCCCAGATTACATCAACTGTTGCACCTCCGCCTGCGACGACATCCGTGGTGCATCCGCCTGCGACGACATCTATGGTGCATCCGCCTGTGTCGACAACGATACACGAACATCCATCTATAAATATAAAAATTGTTATCAATAATATTAAATATTCTCAAGGCGTTTCCGATAAACAAGTAGCACATTTACTCGAAAGTGTCAAGTTTTATAATCATAACCAATACCGCAACGAACATAATGATAATAATGATAATAATGATAATGATAATGATAATGATAATAATGATCATACCGGTCATAGTAGTCGTCTATATAGAACCGTTCTAACTACACGCCTCGACATTATTCGCCATTATCAAATGTTAGTTCGTCGCCTTGAACACCTTGAACGCATTGAACACTTTGAACACCACTCGCGCGATGAAGATACCAATACCAACGACTATGATGACAAGCTTCCTCGCCATTCCGTTGATGATTCGACATCTAAAAATAATATTGTTCAATCTATGATAAAACTAAATAGTCGTATTAAACAAATTGAAGATAGTATACAATTTATTAAAGGTAACCATAAGTACCTTCTACTCCGTCTTCTTCGACTACTTAAACAACAATACAAAAAAGATACAATGCAGATTTTCAATATTTAGCTCGTTGCATAATTATCTCGTTTCATTTCTATCTCATTGCATTTCTATCTCGTTGCATATTTAGTTCATTATTTGCTTATTTTATATTTTTATATTCTATAAATATAACATAAATATAATACATTATATTAATATATAACTAATAATATAATATAGTCCATATAGTCTATATATTATCATTAATGCCATCCACGTATAAAAAGAATACACCTCTGGATGAACGCAAACAAAAATCCGCAAAAATGTTATCTATGTATCCTAATCGTATTCCCGTTATTGTCGAAATGTCTACCTCTTCTGCAAGTTATACCTCATACCAATCAGCAGAACATAAAATCAAATATTTAGTACCATATGATATATGTATGGGACAATTTATAAAAATTATTCGCGATAAACTTAAGATGCAATCAACAACTGCCTTATTCTTTTTCGTTAACAATAAATTATTCCCCATCATAAGTGTCATCGGAGATATATATAAAGAACATTGTGACGAAGATGGTTTCCTATATATCGAATTCTGTGAAGAATCTACCTTTGGTTCATCTCATTAGCCACACACACACATACATATTTCTATAATATATTTATAACACTAATATAAATATATTTCGTCATATTATTACAGTCAATCGTAATATAATCACCTGTCATACCTTTATTGTTAATTATTAATTTGTTAATTTGTTAATCCCCTTATTTTAATGCAAAAAATCACCACCATTTTAAAAAATAAATTAGAATATATAATGAACCCAAAATCTAATACTACTACCTCGAATTCAAACAACGATGAAGTCAATGTTATTAGTATCGATGATATCCATACACCAGAGAATCGACCCTTACCTAAAAAATCATCTCCTTGTATTGATACGCCTCACCAAAGCCCACATACTGACCTACTTCCTGTTACTAAAGCATCACCAACACATCTAAATATCCCTCCTCCATCTATTCAATTATATAAAAATTATAAAGATGATTATATCATAGGTTTAGATGTTTCTTATGTAGTTGACTCTATAATAGACGACATCATCACCGCGCATTATAATTCATCATCATCATCCTTTAATTCTGATATATGTGATTATTATAGTGACCAACTTGAGTACGAAGAATCACTTGAATCTATACTATCCAGTAGTGAAATTGAATCCGTTCGCCAAATTGTCGACTGTATTATTTATAAAGAACGCGACTTTCTACTGAATCTTCGCTCTATAAAAACATATAATAACGATTCTATGTTTGGTGGACTGCGCTGCGGAGTATTTAAAACAAACGACTTAATCATTAAAATTGATACATCTCCTGAGGCATTTAAATGCGAGTTATTTGCTATGAGTTTTGTAGGTAAAGGCATCATAAAACCATATAATCTTGTTTTGCCTTATATCGTTAAAATATATCAATACAAAAAAGGACGCAATATGAATTTCAGTATACAGCCGCGTATTACTGATTCCCTTACTATATACGACTGGATGAAGATTCGTGCCAATAAAATTTTACCCATTCAGTCGTATGTCACCATTTGTATTAATATTTGTAAATCTATATTATTCTTACACTCAAAAAATGTAGTTCACGGGGATATTAAACCCGGCAACATTTTAATACAAAACACGACGAATATGCCGTTTATTATTGATTTCGGATTGTCAGGTATACACGCCATATCTGAAGGGACAGGAGGTACTAAACCATTTTGCCACCCAGCTACGCTAAATGTTAGTAACGACGATGAAGAAACATATGAATGGATAAAAAATCATAAGGATAATGACTTATGGTCTACGGCATTTTTGTTTTTCACAATTATGGTTTTTAGAAATTGTTATAACCTTTATAATGAATACCCTCGCGACTTCTTTGACTCAGAAAAATATGTTAATATCATATATATACATCATATACCACACCGTTTTCGAGATGCATTCCAACTTGTGCTTATTAATCCGAAACATCGCGTGAATTCTAAAAAAATAAATGTTCACAAATTTATTTACCTTCTCGAAGAAGGCTTACATACAAATCTTACTCCTTTTGGTATATAATTGCACTACAATTCTATTTTTGTCACTTCTGTATCATTTGTTGCCACGTATACCTGCGGTGGTACAGATACACTTGCTGCTACTATATTAATCTTTACTTCCGCGCCCATATTCTCCTTTTCTTTGCCATCCAACATTGGTATAGTTTCAAAGTCTACTTTATTCATATTTATATCCATCTTCTTGGCAATCACTCGCTTCGTATTTTGTCTCTGTAATAAACGCAAAAATAAATGATTACTTATCGCCAATGTGCTCATATATGTTTTGTACTTGAAAGAACATATCGATGTATTCGACTTTGCAAACCGAATACTATACCACCAATACGCCGGTATATGAACCATTTGACCAGGAATAAGTGTAATATCCATACTCCTCAATTTATCGAAATCGGCTCTATAATGAGATTGTACATTCCACGGATTAACCGGTGATATGAATTCGAAATTGTCATAGTCGATTGTAGCGTATAAATATTTAATTGATTTCGGCGGAAATACACGTATTATAACTTTACCGTGTGTAACCAAAAAATAATTCCTATAATTGACCTCATAACGGAGGGGCGTTTCTACATTTAATGATGCAAATATTATATCATACATACATGATGATACCATAGAAGGTCTTAGAAACATATCATTGTGTCTATAATGCTTTATGAGACCCGTGTCTTCTAGAAAATCAGAATTTCTCTCGCTTAAATAATTCGAATCTTTGTCTTTCTTGAATAATTCGATAGACTCGCTTATCGCTAGAGGTACATATAATTCGGTTTCATCATCGTGCTCCTTTACATTCCTTATTTTTATATCAAATGCTCCATAATTTGCTTTAATAGAGTTGAAATTACAGTTTTCCATTAAATTGTCATTTGAAAAAAATGTCACTACTGGTTGCCGTATATCACATATCTCTTCTAGCTTCTCTTTCGATGGATCGCATATCTCATAAATCTCTAAATCGTCACACTTCTTCAAATGAAAAAATACGTGTAAATATATAAATAATACAAGACAAAAAACCAATACAGCAATTACTTCCTTCATTCCGAATATAATACTAAATACTAATTTAGTTTTATACTAATATTTACAAAATTATACTCATTACTATTTGATGTCATAACTATTTAACTATTTAACTATTTAACTATTTAATTATTTCACTATTAACGATAATCTCCCGTTATTGGCGTTTGAGGTGTTTACAAAATCTCGTCAAGACTATGCGCCTATACGCCGTCTTCACCGTTGTCTATTTCACTCTGTCCGTTTATACCATCCGCGTCATCCGCGTCATCGCCGCCTAGGTCGTCTTGTGCATCAATAGTCTCAACGACCTCATCGGTTGCATTGTTACTATTAGCAACCTGTGATATATCTGTAACATTTGTAACATTTGTAACATATGTACTATCTGTAATATCAGTATATGTCGTAATATTATTAGCATCGTATGTAAGATATTCGCTATTTTCAGTGACTGTAGAAGTACAATCTTGCAACCGATTAGCTAAAAGTTTCATTACAAGTCCGGATAATTCATTTAATGTTTTCTGTTGCGAATTAAGAAGAGCGCGTAGTGCTTCATTTTCTTTCTGTAACGGCTCAATCTGATTTATTATATCAGATAAATTCGTATTTGTCAATATATTATCAACGACTTTACTTATAAAGTTACTATCTTCTATAATATTTTCATACGCCGTGTCTGTATTTGACGTCATCATATCGCCGCCTCCACCACCTCCCCCACCGCCACCAACTTCTATATCCATTCTATCTACACGATTCATCAACATTTGTAACCTATTCGAATGTTCGTTTAATGTAGCATCTTGATTCAATAACTCGTCGTGATGTAACTTAAATAATACATTCGGTGGAAGAGGAGCACCAGACGGAAGACACGGCAAGCCTGTAGATGTCATCGGCAAGTCTCTAATGTGAAGACCTGAAACCTCTACAGTAGCGCGATTATGTAGAACAGAATTTACAGAATATGGTCCATTAGATGCACCACCTCCACCTCCACCTCCGCCTCCCATTACGTTTGGTGCAGCGGGCATAGATTTGTTTACGTGTACGCTTGTAGACTTAGGCGGAGGGTTAATAGGAGTCGGCGGACCACGTTGCTGTATTTGTCGCAATATTTGTTGCTGAACTTGAGGAGGAAGTTGTCGGAAATTGGGAGGCAAACCGGGTGGCATTCCTGGGGGTACATTACCGCCACCGCCACCACCGCCTTGACCCGAAGGATTAGACGTTAATGGAGAAGGAGGAGGAGGTCCTCCACCACGCCGTCTCTTAGCAGCTGATATAGAAGCATTATTACTCATTTACTATTTTATATATATTTCTTAATAATAGTATTTTAAACCTTTTTGTACGCAAACATATTATTTTGAATATACAACTTTGTTCATTATTTACATCTGTATCATTTATTCCTTATATCCCATCCCACAAAAATCATATCTAGATTTAGATTATGCCACCATTTTCATCTTTATTGATTCGTGACATTTATAGTCTTTTATTTTAAAATCGTCTATTATATAGTTATCGATTTTCTCACGCATCATACATATCTCAATTGTAGGGAAATCATACGGCTCGCGTCTCAATTGTTCTCTCAGTGGCTCAATATGTTCCTCATATATATGCGCATTCCCTAAAAAATATATAAACTCGTGTGCCTCTAGCCCGCAATGTCGCGCTAATAAATGCGTAAGTGTAGCATAGCTTGCAATATTAAATGGAACACCTAACCCAATATCACCGCTCCGCTGATAAAGAGAACACGATAATTTATTGCCATCGCTTACATTAAATTGACACAATATATGACACGGCGGAAGTGCCATCTTATCTAATTGACACGGATTCCACGCACTCATTATCATTCGCCTACTTGTTCTTGTTGCTGGATTCTTTAGCGATTCTATAATTTCCATCAACTGATCCACGCCTTTACCACTATAATCACCGTCACACGTATCATATTCGGCATTAAAATGACGCCACTGATGACCATATACTGGTCCTAAATCCCCTTCTCTATTATTAAAAAGGTTTCTACTATCGAGAAATTCGCGCGACCCATTATCATCCCATATATGAACACCTTCGGCTTGAAGATGGGCATTATTTGTGTCTCCACGAATAAACCATAGTAATTCTCGAATACATGTCTTCCACGCAGTTCGCTTTGTAGTTAATATAGGAATAACTCCCCCCGATAACGAGAATATCATAGCACTTCCAAAAATAGATTTAGTAATACCATTTCGCCCCATCTCTGTAACCCCGCCCTCTACTACATCGTGAATAAGGTTTAAATATTGGTACTCTTCGTGGCATTTACATCGATATTGGCAGGTATCTATTGTCGTATCCTCCAAATATACAGGAAGCATATTTGATTTAGCAAGTCTTTTTAACATTAGGTATTATAATAAACAAAATATAAATATCTTTAGTATAATTTGTATAATTTGTATAATTTGTATAATTTGTATTCCTATGAATAACTTATTTTTATTTTATTTTAATTTCTTAATATAATTCATATATAAACTAATGGATGATAGTATAAAACCAGTAACAAATCAGGGATTTTTTTCATATGTATTTAAATTATCAAAATTTAAACAGGAGGATTTGCTCAATGTTATACAATATACAGGATTATCAATAATACCCATAATGATATTTCTTTACTGCACTAAGAAATATTTTCCGAGTGTTACACACGAAGATTCGTCTTTATATATATTTGTCTTAACCTTTATCGAACTCATATTTATGATTGTAGGCGTATTTTTCATTGACAGAATAATTAATTTTATTCCAACATTTAGCGGTAAATATTATGAGGCTATTAATTTAACAAATGTTATCCTTATTTTTGTAATGCTTATATTGCTTACTCACGCCGGGTTTCGCGAGAGAACATCTATTCTTTTATACAGGTTTGACAACTGGTGTACTATAGACGATTGGATCGCAGCAAAACTTGGAGTAGCTCCCAAAAAATTTGATATGTTTTCATCCGAATCGGGAGAGTATAATTTGGAAACAGGTAATGCCAACGGCACTAAAGGTAAAGCCGGTAGTAAATCTAAGGGCAAAAAAGGGGCAGCTGCAGGACAACAGGCATCTCAACAACCGACACTAAATCCGCAAATATCCCAGCAATATGCAGCACCTCCACCTATACCTGTTCAGGGTCCGTCAATGTCCGGTTACGGCGGCGGCGGCAGCGGTATGATGCAGCAGCCTGTACAAAATTTTAACTCTATGTCGAATCCTATGGGCGGCGGCGGTGGCGCTTCTGATGGTATGGGTGATATGTTTCAAGAACCAGAAGCAGCAAATGGCGCTCTCGGAGGAAGCTCTTGGTCATCGTGGTAGATGTGTTCACACGGAGTGTCCAAATAAAATCTATATTTTTATATTTAAGTAGTTTTACTAAAATATAAAAACCATAATATATAAAATATGAAAAACTTCACCACTAAAATAATATTACTTTCTATTACCACATTCCTAATATTTGGATTTATCGATTCGCTTTTCTTTGGTCTCTTCCTCGATGAAGGACTTGCAAATTTTTTCAGTAAACTTGGTATACGACGCGATAATAGCGATATAATGGTCGGTTCTTTATCCGGCTCTATTGCTATAATCATAAGCTCATATATTAAAAACTATAGCAAAAATATATTCGGTGAATTAATTGAGCATCCTGCTTTAGATATTATTGGTATTCTACTAGGTACGTTTCTATATATCCTTCTCATAAGGGAATATAGAAAAGGTATAGTTCAATATTGATGAGATGTTTGTGTTTACCTACAACAAAACATCTCCCTCAGAAAAAAAAGCACACGATTCTCGTTAATCTCCTTTTTATCGTTTAACATTTTATGCTGTTTTATTACATCATTATACGCCACATAATCGTCATATGTTCTCACAGTCGTATACGGTAAACGCGGGCTATATACCGTATCGTAATAGAAATCACCACTATCTGTTCGCTTTATTGCCGATGTTGTCTCCTGCATCCTCTGATACACTATTTCATCAGGTGGTGCCTTGCTCGCACTCTCGAATATACTATAATAACAAAAATCTTCTAAAACCATTAGTGTTGTTGCGTTTATTATCTTAATAACCTGTAATATTATTATATATATGATATATAATAATTTTAAGTATGTCTGATTAAAGTATATCTTATTGCTTTTATAATAGTAGCGCCGATTTTCGCATTTTCTCCCGTTCTTGCCATTTATCGCGTTTTCCAGCCCTCCCACAATCCTTCTGGTCCTTCTGGTCCTTCTAGTCCTTCTAGTCCTTCTAGTCCTTCTTGTCTACTATAACCTCGCGACTCACTGCTCGAATAATCTTCCTGCCATTCTTCTCCTCATCCTCTATCGGCTCTGATATACTACGCAACATCGTCAGATATTCAATCTGTTTCTTCTCCGTCTCTATCCAATCAGGATTATTATCTGTCCAGATTTGTAAGGCATTTCGCTCCTTATCCGCTATCATCTCTATCGCATTTTTCATTATCTCACGCGTCTCATCCTTCTCCCATTTCTCCTGATCCTTTATATACATCGTCTCTCTCTTGATATCAGTACAATGTATCGGTCTCTTATAAATATCCAATTCTTTCAAACCTCGTATCATCACATTACTTATCCCCTGAACTAGACCATTCTTCTTGGAATATAATAAGTCCTCAAACGTTATTTTCAAAGATTCCACGAACTCAGAAATATTAAGAGCATCTTTACATCTCTCATTTAAAAATACATTGAGATTGAAATTATTCGTTGTATTATTATTGTTGTTTATTATAGTACTGTTACCCATTTTAGGTATCACATCTTTCAGGATTTGACGAATCTCCTCGTTATCTTTTAACAGCTTTAATATTAAATCATCTTTGTCCATATTATTGGTATCCTTTATATCTGATGATATTGCTGTATCATTTTTACTCTTCACAATTGTACATTTTTGTTTATGCTTCCAAAGTCCCATACGCGTTGTGTATGTTTTAGAACACTCACATCTGAGAGCACAATCAGCTGTGGCGTTTTTTAGTAAATTTTTGTAAACGGATGTAAATTTTTCGTGCTTCGGTGTGGCAAGGTGTCGATTGTAGTCACTCTCTTTACAGCATTTGAAGTCACAAGCTTCACAAAGAAAAAATCTGGTATTTCTGGACATTCCTGGATGTATACATTATGTATACAAAAACGCCTAAACCTTTTTCGCAATATATATTTTAAGATTTCTGAAAAAAAGTTATCATAACAAAAAAATCAACTTTAAAAAGTGAATGTGAGCATTATGCTCTGAGTGACGAAGTCGATGTTTTTTTCAAATCTAAATACTTTTTTTGGAAAATGGACATTTATAAATGTCCTTTTTTGGAAAATCCAAAATACTTTTGAAAAAAATGATTCACATCATTTACTTCGGCATCCGCCCTCCTAATCTTATGTGGCTTACCTTTATGCTTTGGATTAATGAATATGGATACACTACGACGAGACCATTATGCTGACATCTTTAGGGGTTTGATGAATCTCTTTATTGTATTTTAGCGGCTTTAATATTTAATATTAAATATGCTTTGTCCATACTATTGATATTTTTTAACTCTGATGATATTATCGTGTCATTTGTTTCCATTAAAAATTGGACATTTATTTATGCTTTCAAATTCACCGTAACGAATATTTTTAATTCATTCACCTATTAGAGCATTATATGCTGTGGCATTTTTTTGTAAACTTTTGTAAACTTTTGTAAACTTTTTATGCATTGGTGTGGTGACCCATCAGGTAAAACCACTTTTTTACTGCATTTACCGTGACAATCTTCACAAAGAAAAAAACCCGGCGTTTTTGGACATTTTTTTTGTAAACAAAACCGCCGACCTCTTCCCTAAATATATTTCTTAAGATTTTTGGAAAAAAAGTTATCGTAACAAAAAAATCAACTTAAAAAAGTGAATGTGAGCATTATGCTCTGAGTGACGAAGTCGATGTTTTTTTCAAATCTAAAAACTTTTTTTGGAAAAAGGACATTTATAAATGTCCATTTTTGGAATTTCCAAAATACTTTTGAAAAAAACGATTCACTTCATTCACTTCGGCGTCCGCCCTCCCAATCTTTGCGAGGTTACCTTTATGGTGCGAATGCGTACGCAACGAGACGTGACAACGAGACCATTATGCTCACATTCGGATGATCGCAGCAATTTTGCAAAAAATGGGGTGATAATAGGGAATCTATTTTTGTATAATATAGGGATGGCTATTTTCAGGGATGTTTTTGATTTTATAATCCACCGAATTGCTTTTTATCCTCTTTTTTAACAGATATATATTTCAATACAACAACAATACCGAATTCAGGACATTTTTCGGGAAAGGTCTGCCATCGAAAAATTCGATTTATGTCCCAAAAATAGGGGAGCTTGTTTTCGGCTTTTTCGCATTTCGTATACACCCCTTTTTGGGGGATCATTTGGAAAATGGCCGAATTGTGTGCCGTCGCTGCCGGCTTTAAGTTTCTTTAGTTAAGTATATTTTAAACCAGCTTAAAGAAAATACGTACAGTCCTCCATTTATATTATTCTTTTACGATTTAAATATTATTATATATTACGTATATATACAAGTACGTACGTAACATATTGGTTCGAATCTATTCTGTTGCAACAATGAGCCTAAATGTTGAAGAATTACTTTATGCTCTCGATAATGAAAATAATACGGGTGTGGCTGGCTTAACCGCTTCTAAAATTAAACAAGAGAAAAATGACGTTCTGCAAAAACTACAATTATCGAAAGAAGAACTAAAAGATTTACATTCACGACTTACAGACTATAGATATGTAGACGAAATAAGCGGTCTACAGGAAGGGCGCTATATACGATGGATACCACTCAATGTGGAAACCGCGGAAATAAAACTTACCAAAGGTGCATTTCTTGTAACAACAACATTAAATGATGATGGCGTTATACTTATATGTAGAAACGTTCGTAAACAATCCGTCGTTGTAAAATTCGACAATGTTCTTATTTTCCAAAAATTATCCGACCAAGAACTAATCCTTATTAAAGCATTAACACTGCTCGATAAAAAATAATACTTACATACCTCTATATTTAATTTACTAATGTAAATAATATCCTTTAATATGAGATGATGCATAACAATTTGTCGCGTAGTGCCCCTTTCTTCCACAACGGAAACATTTATTACCTTTATATACTTTACATACTTTTATATGCTCATAGTAGTAATACTCATCTTTAATTATTTTACCACATTTATCACAAACATAACCTATACTATCGCTATTATTATCATCATCATCATCATCATCGTCAGTGACCCACTCATCATCATCATCATCATCATCGTCAGTTACCCGCTCATCATCATCATCGTCATCTGAAACAACACGACTTTTTTTATTTTGTTTATAATATACGCACTCTGCTACGAAGTGTCCTTTTTTTCCACATTTTAGACATTCATCCATAGCTCCTCTTAATTCATAAGTTATTGACTGTATTTGATTTTCTGTAAGTTCAATTTGTGTATATGTTCCTCCTCTAACATTTTCAATACCATACTTTAACATATATTCTTTTGTAATTTTATCTTCTTCAAATGGTGAGACATTTTCTATTGTTTTTTGCAACTTTAATGGTTTATATTTTTTTGTCCAGCAGGAACCACTCCCTTCAAAATGTTCTATGCACCGTTTAAAAACATCATTACTTTTACCAATATAATATTTTCCTTCCTCAAGGAGAAGTACGTATATATTAGTGATTGACATTAAAAACTAATATATATTTTAGTTGTATTATAAATTTCAATTTTATATATGATGGTATCATCATAACTTTTCAAACTCGTCATCCTCCTCCTCCTCGTCCTCATTCTCGTTCTCTTTATTATTCTCCTCCATCGATACCGACGGAATAGTATCCACATAATTCGAGAAATATTCATCTAATGTGGATGCAGCTATTTCGCCCATTTTCGACTCCTCATAACCGTCGCAAAATGTAGAATACTCCGGTATCGTACTATCAAGTGCGGTGCAACTACCGCCTGCTTCTACCTCACTACCATATCTCATCATATACGTAATCGTTCTATCGCATTCATCCACCTTGTCGCTCATATGTGAAATAATACCCCTAAGCTGAAGCGGTGTTTCGAAACATTCGGCAAATTCGGTGTTAACTTCTTCGCATTTGGAAACGCGCCTACGGAGTATCCCGATTTCGGCACATTTTTTTGATAGACCGTGCGAGCGGTGCTTGGCGCGACGGAGTTTGGATGAATGGTCTGATAATATATCTGATAATCTGTCAATACATTTGTCGTTATCGTTTGCGTGCTCTTTTGCTTCTTTTAAATATCCGAATAAATCATCTATCTCCACCTCGGTAGTATGTATCTTGGCACTATTTTCATTATGACACGTTTTTAATGATGAAATGTTTTTTTCGGCAATTGTCATACGCTCCGCTATACCGAGATTCACCCAGTCATTTACACGTGACTCGACGCGGTCAATCTTGCGCGATAGTTCGCTGACTTGTACAATTAATAACTCTATTGATGCAGCCATCTCACCATTTGCAGGAAGACGGTTCATTGTAGGTACATTTATCATTGGTGTATAATATTGAGGATATTGAGGGTATTGGGGGTATTGGGCAGCGGTTGACGACATTTTGTTCTTATAGATGTTATAATAGTATATATAACATATATTTAATATTTTCAATTTTATATATATATTTATATAATACAAAAATGGCATCCGCAGAAGATGTTATTTGTAGCGATTTTGGAAGTTGCAGATTTAATGAGTCAATTATAATCAATACGCACTCAAATTTAACAGGCTACTTGTTATATAATTCTCCGTGTGGTATAATAACAACATCAGACCCTGGCGACCCTTTTACAACTTCGATTCACGATGGTTCCAAATTTTATACTCCTGCATTTTCAGGTATTAGTAGAGCAGTAAAATTCAAAGATGGTGAAACAAAAACAGGTGCAATGCTTTTAAGCAATATGTGTAGTGTAAGAGAAAAAGCTACATCACCCGAATTAGAAACTACAAGTCTAGATAGAAGTATCAATGCGTCGTGTAAATTTACGGGATATAAACCGCTATCAATTGTTCCTAATTATCAATTATTTTTACCTCATTGTACTGCTCTTGTTCGTGAAGGTATATGGAAAAGAGACTCTAAAGGTACGCTAACAAATGTTTCACAACATTTTGGACTTAAACTAGCACAAGAATCATATAAATATAGTAAAAAAAGACCAAGGGGTGATAGTAATTACCTTGTTAAAAAAACAATGTTAGATGAAATATTAAGTAAACAAGCAGAATTATCTACAATTGAACCTTCTCATCCAGATTATAACTCAAAAAAGGAAAAAATATCTATTATGAGTGAAGCATTTAAAAATTACGTATTTAGTATCGAACCTAATGAATGTATACCTGTTCCTAAATATGTTCTAGAAGATAAATATACTGGCAGTAATCCACTTCATCCTATATCTTTAGATAAAATTTTGAATATTGCGGCAGAAAGTGAATATATAGGTCCAAAAACAGTTGTGATTATAATGGGGTGTAGTGTTGGTATAGATAGGGGAACTGCAGATATTATGCAATTACGTATTGCAGCCGTTCCGGGTGTGATGAGAGTAGGCGGCGATAGTAATAACAAACGTAAAGTCCGCAAATATAAAATTAAAAAGACTAAAAAACCTAGTAGATATATAATTCGTAAAAAAATTAGACAAACGAGAAAAATGAGAAAAACAAGACAAACGAGAAAGATAAAGATGCGAAAAAAATAATAAATAATCGATTCTTTTATATTATACATTAACAATGCGTACATATAAAGATTTTCCCATCTCCACGACAATGGTCGGAATTTGTTGGGTCGTTAGGATATAGGATTTCGTGAACTGTCTGTCCGTGAATATGAAACTTCGGGTATACACGCTCTAAATCTGGAAGCATATGACGTCTCCCTTCTGAAATAAGAGCGTCTTCGATATGTTGCTTCATTTGAAAGCATAAGAATTGCGACAATGCGCCGAATGCCTCCTCTTCGGGTCGGTTCGTAAACTTGGGATGAAATAGTGCGCGATTCACTAGTACATCTGTTTCATAATCCCAGAAAACATCGCAGGACATCACGAGATGAAGCTTTACATTATTGGGAGTATTATTTGTATTGGTATTTGTATTATTTTTTGACCGGTCCGGAGATATTTGATTATTGATAATATTATTATTTTCATTGTTGCACCCATTATGTGATGTGTGAGTGGCAGTGGATGAAGATGCAAACGACATTGTAGATAACGATGCGTATATTGTTGTTTATGTGATACTATTGTTTGTGTCTAAAGGGTGTTCAATTTTGTGAAATAAAAATGTGTAAATGATGTAAAAAAATCAATAGCCTCCACCAGGGTGAGATCCTTTGGTTAAATCAACGTAGTTGTATCGGGGTTGGGTGAAAGGAGGTTCAGGTTTAAGCGCAGACGGTGTGAAGGAAGGTGGGGGAGGGGGAAACCAAAATGTAGATTTAACATTCGGGGTTGTACCAGGGGGAGCCGAACCAGTGGAAAATTGGCGGACAAAAGTTTCACCCATAAAAGATTGTTCGTGCGGAACGGAAGTCATAGTCTGATCCCCAGCAGCCCCAGCAGCCCCAGCAGCCCTGGAAGCCCTCGCCCCTGCGTCAGCCCGGGAAGTCTGAACCTGCGCCGCTGCAATAGCTGCATCAGCCCCAGCAGCCCTGGAAGCCGCCACAGCCGGAGGTAAATGTGCGTTCTGTTGCTGCCGTTGCTGAGCGGCGTACAAATCCCCAGGGCCTGTATGTGAAGGGGTGGCATCTTGCCGTCTATTGGTAAAACTTTTACCCTTCCCATATGAAGCTGCATCATCATCAACATCAGTGTCATCCTCAAACAGATGTCTACCCGCCTGATTGCGCCTACTACCAAGGGGAGCCCGCGCCTGATTGCGCCTACTAACAGGGGGTTCCATAGTCGTAGCCTGAGCCTGCGCCGTATTGCTGCTACTACCAAGGGAAGCCTGTACGGAACTAGCAAAACTATTAGGTGGTTGCGGTGGGTGAGGGGGGTTGAAGGGTGAGGGTGGTTCATCCGTTTGTTCACCGGGTGATTTTACAGTGGGCGTAGACTTCACAATAATTAGTTTAATACTGTCTGGTGAATTCAAATTCTTACTAATTCCTTTTAATGACGGAATACTCGAAAGAGTACTAGCTAAAGAAGTGGCCTTCTCCTGCGTAATATCAGTAGAATTAGTAGAATTAGCCCGAGCGATAAGAATAGTGATGTTGGGGAGAAAGTTAGAAAATATCGAGGATGTAGATTTACTTACTACGGCGGGTGTTTGATCATCTATGGTAGATAAATTTTCGAGTGATTGTGCTTCTGAATGGAGTGATTGTGCAGGTGATTCTGCATATGACCATTCACTTGATTTATCTAACGAATGACTTGATTGTGCAGGTGGTGGTTGTGCTGATTTATATCCGGTTCTTTGTGCGGATTCGAACTTTAACATAGTGATAGTATATAATATATATGTATATATGTATGTAAAAAAAAGAGAGAAAGTCGCTAAAAGTGGTAGTATATAAAAATAAATGTAAAATGTACTCCTCTCCTGTT